GGTCGATCTTCCGAAAGATATCGACCCGGATCGGTTTCCGTTCAACGGCGCTCCGGTTCTCTTGCGGAGCGCGGCCGGGGAAGTGGCGGAAGCGGTGTTCCGGTTCACGCGCAAGTTTGCCGCCGGCAGATGGGTTCCTGCTGGTTTCTGGTCGAAGCGGAACGCGGGCGGCGCGCGGCTCGGGTTCGAGCCGGTCGCGTATCGCAAGATCGAGGAGTGAGCCGATGTCGAGCAAGCGTAATGGCGCCACCTATCGTAGCGCGCGCCGAACCGAGTGGAAGAAGTTCAATGCTTTGCGCACGTGTGGTCAACCGAAGCTGTCGTGGGAGGTGTTCAATCAGAGCATCGCCGCGCAACGTGAGCAGCCGGTCGTTCGAGGCGTGAAATGACAACCAGAATGCTCGGCTCGGAGACGATCATGCCGGACCCCGGTGAGTTTATGGGCGCGCGGCGATATCGTGTGACGTTC